GTCGCTTGTACGTAAGTACACCGACCGGCAGGATCGCTGACGTACGCCTCCTTGTATAAAGGGACGTATTTGCCATAGGATCACCTATACATGCATTTGTTTCAGCCTATCGAAACTCCTTTTTGGAATATCCTTAGACTGCTTCAAATACTCGACAGGTGAGTAGATCTTGGCTGCTGGCATCTCTGATGTTTGCATGCATAGCATGGCGTGAATTGAGTATCCAAACTTATGTTTAGAACCCAATCTGCCCGCAAGGGCGGCGTCATGTGTCAACAGTACGTTGACTTATACCTGTTACTCGTCAGAGATGTAGCAGAGTTGTTCTGTGTTCCATATAAAGAGTCACGACGCGATATTCAAGAAATTGAACATCGTGTCACTAAGGAGGGGTTTCCGTTTTTAACGAAAACCCTTCCCCGGCTAGGAAAGGCCCTTGATAAGGCCTTATCCCAGGGAAAACACCTCACTATAGTTGGCTTCCAAAAGAAGCCATCTACTGCAATCCCCAAATTGTTTGGGTGGTTGCTTGAGCGTGTTTTCGACTCGTCTGGTTTGGAAAAACCAGATTCGGATAGCAGAGCAGTTCTTGCCCTTCGGCAGCTTGTATATTATTTATACAAGCTAGAGATCCCACATACTGATAAGCAAGAGAGTGATCTCTTGTCTCAGTTTGTGGCTGTTGATCAGTCATTACCTCTAGAAATAGAGGATACTGACGTCCTGCGACATGCTCGTCACTTCGTGACTAGCGTTTGCGGACGTTTTGATTGGACAGACATCAGTCCCAGACATGGGCCTGGTGCTGTCGCTACTGGCGAGCGAAACCATGAAAAACATGTTTTCAAACGCTTGTACAGAGATATTGAGCAAGTGTACCCCTTTACGGAGTACTTTGTTTCAGGAATCTCTCATATCACTGATCGACCAGAATACATTGAGTCACTGGAATCTATTCAGTCGGGCACAGCGAAAGTTGTGCTCGTTCCGAAAGACTCCCGTGGTTCTCGTATTATCTCGTGTGAACCGCTCGAATATCAATGGATACAGCAAGGCTTAGGTAATGCGTTTCGAGCACTGCTCGAATCGCATCGACTAACGTCCGGACAGGTGAATTTCACCTCTCAGGATATTAATCGTTCCTTAGCCTTGTCTTCGTCCATTGACCAACAGTGGGTCACTCTAGACATG